GCGCAGAAGTCTACTCGGTCGCCACCAAGAAGGACCAGGCTCGCATCGTCTTCAGCGAGGCCGAGCGCATGGTCGCCTCATCCCCGGCGCTCAAGTCGCGCATCAAGAGTTTCCGTGACAATCTTCACATCGCGGGCACAGCAGCGAAGTTCATGCCGCTGTCCAGCGACGAAGACTCCCTTGACGGGCCTCGGCCTCAAGCGATCATCGTCGACGAACTCCATGCCTGGGGTCCGTCGGGGCGCAAGCTCTGGGACGTGCTGGCCAACGCCCTCGGCAAGCGCCGCTCGCCGATCTTCATCGTCATCACCACCGCCGGTTCCGGAGAGCAGTCGCTCTGCAAGCAGCAACACAACTACAGCGAGAAGGTTCTCTCCGGCGTCCACCAGGCCGACGAGTGGTTCGCTTGGGTATGCGGACTTGACCCGGGCGACGAGCTCAACTTCGAAGACCCCGCGCTCTGGATCAAGGCAAACCCCAACCTGGGTGTCTCCGTCCAGGTGAAGGAGCTCGCCGAAGCTATCAACAAAGCTAAGGGTGATCCTGCCAGCCTCAACGGCGTGCTCCGCCTCCGCCTCGGCATCTGGACCCAGGCATCTGTCGCGTACATCCCGATGGAGGAGTGGACCCAGTGCAACGCGAAGATCGACATCGCCTCACTTAAGGGAAACCCATGCTTCGGCGGCCTGGATCTCTCCACCACCACCGACATCTCCGCCTTCGATCTCCTCTTTCCACCGTGGGGCGATCGCACGCAATGGGTAGTGTTGCCGCACTTCTTTTTGCCACAGGACAACATCGAGAAACGTTGCAAGAAGGACCGGGTTCCCTACGATGTTTGGAAGCGTCAGGGGCTCTTCAACCTCACCACCGGCAACGTCATCGATTACGACGCGATACGGCTCAAGATCAAAGAACTCTCTGACGTTTACGACATCCGCGAGATCGCCTATGACCCATGGAACTGCCAGGAGACTGCGACCTGGCTTCAGGAGAACGGCTTCATCGTCTCGCCCGTGCGCCAGGGTTTCCCATCACTCGCCGGACCCACCAAGCGGATGCTGGAGCTGATCCTCAAGCACGAGATCACGCACCTCGATAACCCGGTTCTGCGGTGGATGGCCTCGAACCTGGTCGCTGACATGGACGCCACCGGCTCCTGCAAGCCGGACAAGGCGAAGTCCACCGAGAAGATCGACGGCATCTCCGCACTGGTATGCGCCCTGTCCCGCGCCATGGTGGTCGTGCTCAAGCCAAAGAAGAAACACTTCATGCCCTTCGTGATGTAAATCGGGACCCTCTTTTGAACAAACGGACTTTAAGAAACCTCTATAGGGGCCTACTCCCCCCAAGGACTCCTCGCGCATGGGCAAGATCACAACCGCACTTAAAAACTTTGCGACCGAACTCCGCTCCTCCGGCGACCCCCTCGGCAATCCCGCGATCCCGCTGTCCTCCTCAGGTTTCTGGGCGTGGGCCATCGGTGGTGAGCCCACTGCATCCGGCGAGAGTGTCAGCATCAGCACCGCGTTGCAGCAGGCCACCGTTTATGCCTGCGTCCGCGTCCTCTCAGAGTCCGTCGCCAGCCTCCCCGTCAAGGTCTACGAGTTAATCGACAAGGGCCGCAAGGAGAGCACCAACCATGATCTCGCCCAGCTCCTCGGCGTTTCCCCCAACCCCGAGATGACCGCATTCACATTCTGGGAATCAATGGTTGGCGCACTCGCCCTCACCGGCAACTGCTATGCCGAGATCCAGCGCGACGCGTCCCAAAAGGTGGTCGCCCTGTGGCCACTCCATCCACAGCTCACAGAACCAAAACGCACGGCACGCACCGCAGACGGCAAGGGTGGGGGTGATCTGGTCTACGAGACAACGGATGGCATGGATGGCACCGGCAAGAGCCGCACCATCGCTTCGGCCAACATGATCCACGTCCCACTATTTTCCTTCGACGGGGTCAAAGGTCTGTCCCCAATCTCACTTGCACGTCAAGGCATCGGCCTGGCACGCGCGGCGGAGAAGCAGGGCGCACGGTTTTTCGGAAATGGTGCAAGACCCTCCGGCGTGCTCTCGACCATCACGGAGTTCGAGACAGACGACCCAGCGCTTCAGGCGGCCCGCGACTCCTGGAACCGCACGCAGGGCGGCGACAAGCAGGGAAGTACAGCAGTGCTCCCCGGTGACTGGAAGTACACGCCCATCTCCATCAGTAACAAGGACTCCCAGTTTCTTGAAATCCGGCAATACCAGCGGACCGAGATCGCGGCGCTCTTCCGCGTGCCCCCGCACATGGTTGGCGACACCTCGAAGATGTCCAACGCCAACGCCGAGCAGCAGGCGCTGATGTATGTAGTGGACACACTCCGCCCTTACCTGGGCCGTATCGAAGGTGAAGTTGCCCGCAAGCTTCTGCCGACCAATGGCCGCAACGCCGGAAAGTTTCAAGTCGAGTTCGACATCTCTGAGCGTCTGCGCGGGGACATCACCTCGCAGTCCGCAGGCTTCACCGCTGGCCGCCAGGGCGGCTGGTTTTCGGTCAACGACATCCGTCGCAAGCTGGGCGAGAACCCGATCGGTGAAGTTGGAGACGCCTACATCGTCGCGGTGAACTACCAAAACGCTGAGCGCCTGCTCGACACCGAGTCGCTACAAGACCAACCGCTGGCACTGACCGCAGGCGATCCCACCGAGCCCGTGGACCCCGCAACCGATCCCGCACCTACAGCCGAAGAGCGCTCCGTATTGGCCAAGTACACCTCCGCTTACCTGCTCGTCTACCGCGATGCGTTCGGACGCCTGATTAAGCGTGATAAGCGCGACTTCGAAGCCATTACAGCCCTGTTTAGCCCGGTTTTACGCTCGATCGCCGGAGCCGCGCAAGACGCCGCGATGACTAAAAACGGACTGTCTGTGATGCCCTCGGGAGGTATCGACAAGCATGTTGAAGCTGTCTGCCGCTCTATGGCTAAGCGCTGTGCGGACGGCGTAGTTGATATCCCCGCAGACGAGGACAGCCTCGCTGGGTCCGAGTTCAGCAAGGCTGTTCGGTCGCTCGTCATTAATGCCGCACGTGATGCAGCCGCTTTCGCAGCAGAGCAAAGCGTCAACGCGGCCTAACCAAGAAAAACTGAAGTTAAATCCGGTCTTCCGACTACCGGACACATATATAGGAGCACCAATGCCCAAGCAGCCGACACCGAAGCATGAAGTCCGCCAGATAAAAGCGATCGAACTCCGCGTCGCTACCAATGCTGACGGCAGCCGCGTTCTCTCCGGTTATGCAGCGGTGTTCAACTCGCTGAGCTGCGACATGGGCGGCTTCTTCGAGATGGTTGCTCCGACCGCCTTTGAGCGCAGCCTTACCGAATCACCCGACGTCATCTGCCTCTACTCGCACGACACCAGCCTCGTCCTGGGCCGCACCAGCTCCGGTACGCTGACCCTCTCCACTGATTCGACGGGCCTCAAGTTCTCCTGCGTTCTGCCAGACACTCAAGCCGCCCGTGACCTCATCGTCCTCATCGAGCGCGGCGACATCAGTGGCTGCTCCTTCGGTTTCATCTGCCAGGCCGACGTCTGGTCGGAAGATTCCACAGGCCGCTACATCCGCACTCTGCTCGACGTTGACCTGTACGAGATCACCGCAACCTGCCTGCCCGCATACGCCGACACCAGCCTCTCCCTCCGCTCCGCGCCGATCGAGATGCGCAGCAAGATCCGTGAGAAACGCAACGCCGGGTGCAAGTGCCCCTGCACAGCGTGTGCCGACAGTGACGGCGAAGATTGCGCCAACTGTTCCAACGAGGACTGTGACGACCCTAACTGCGGCGAGTGCCGTAGCAAGCCCACCCCAAAGCCAGCGGTGGCCCCTCTAGTAGATACCGCCGACGACGATGAGCAACGTGAGTGGGTCGCCAACATGGAGATTCGCCTCAAGCTCCTCGCGTTGAGGAGCAAGTAACACCCGACCTCTGCAAGGTGCCCCGGTCAGCCCAGCGCTGTGCGTTCAATCGCAACCGACAACTTGTCGCAGTTGAAGCACCGGCCTGACGCCGACGCTGTCCTGCAACCGCAAGCAACCCTCCCGCACCTTGCCATCCCTCGCCCGTAGTCCGGGCCATAACCAGTACCGCCTGCGCATCACGCGCGGATGAAGGACCCACCATGGCAACTATCAAGGACATGTGCGAACAGCGCACAAAGCTGATCACCGACGCTCAGGCGCTGGTTCTCGGCGACAAGGTAACACCCGAGCAGCGTGCTCAGGCGACGAAGATGGTCGCGGATGTCGAAGTTCTCGAAGCCGACATCAACCTCGCCCAGAAGCTCGAAAAGTTCGAGCTCGAATCCCGCTCCACCGTCCGTCCGCCCCGTGGCGCTCCTGCCGCAGGCTCGTCCGAGAAGGCCGAGAAGGATGCCGCCGAAGTTCGTGCATTCGAGCACTACATCCGCACGGGTGAGAAGCGCGACCTAACCACCACCTCGATGGGCGCGGTCATCCCGCAGCTCTTCAACACGCAGATCGTGGACGCCCAGAAGCTCGTCGGCAACATGGTCACGCTGGTCGGAAAGAAAGTTACCGACATGAGCGGCGCACCGTTGAAGGTCGGCATGACCAACGACACCGGCAACACCCTCGTCACCATGACCGGCGAAAACACGGTTGTGGGCGAAGCCGATCCGGCGACCAGCGGCTTCATCATGCAGGTGGACACCATCGCCTCCAGCGTGAAGGTCTCCTACCAGGAGCTCGAAGACAACTCCTTCGATCTCGCGACCTGGCTGAAGGAGAAGTTCGGCGTGCGCTATTACCGTGGCCTGGAGTATTTGCTCGCCAACGGCAACGGTCAGAACGTGGCCTCCGTCGTGTCGGGTGCAACTCTCGGTGCAACCTCTGAGACGGCTGGCCTGATTGGATACGACGATTTTGTCGCCATCTACTCGGCGCTCGATCCGGCCTACGAGGCCAATGCGAGCTGGGTGATGAACAACACCACCCGCGCCCGCGTCATGGGCCTGAAGGACACGCTGGGCCGTCCGCTCTTCATCCCCAACCCGAACTCAGGCGTGCTGGATCACATCCTCGGTCGCCCGATCACCCTGGCGCAGGCGCTCCCCACGGCCTTCACCTCGGGCAACACGGGCGTGCTCTACGGCGACTTCAATGCGGGCTACTTGCTCCGCACCGATGGTCCGATGAGCATCCGTCGTTCGGATGATCGCTTCATCGACAGCCTGGAGACCATCTTCGTGGCCTACAGCCGTATCGGTGGACACGCAACGGATGCGGGCACTCACCCGATCCTGAAGCTCGCAACTCTCTAACCAACCCTGGACGGGCGGCTCGAACCTGGGCCGCCCAGCCCAACTTCACCCTCGTACCGAGGCCCCCACTACATGCAGATTCGCGTCACGAAGACCTTCCTGTCGGATCTCTCCTCACAGCCGCTCCTGACCAACGAGCTGTTCGACCTGCCCGACGCCGTCGCCAAGAAGCTCATCGCGGAAGGTCACGCCCAAGCCTGGACGCTCAACGCGGACCCCACTCCACCAAAGCGCAAGCGCGAACGCGCCGTCAGGCCATAGATGCCACTCAGCCTCAAACTCGTGACTCCTCCCACGGTCGAGCCGGTCACCGTCGCGCTCGCCAAGAGCCAGTGCCGCGT